TGACTGGCTACTTTTGCAGCCTATCAAGGTCGCAAAGAGTTTGACGCCCTGACCAACTCCATTATCTTGACCGGCAACTATTCCAAAGTCACAGTGGACGAGTTTGGCGTGATGGCAAGCACCATTGCAAACACATCAAAGGCGTCCATTGGTGACGCCAAAGACATCCTGAATGCCATGATTGGATCGGGGCAGTTCACCAACAAGACCTTTGATTCTGTCTCCAAGACCATTCAGCGATTTTCGGAGTTGAGTGGCTTGTCGGCCAAAGAAGCTGCTGCAAAACTGATTCCTGCTCTTGATGGCTCGGCATCCAGCGCCAGGAAGCTGAACGATCAATACAACTTCTTGACGCTTGAGCAATACAAGCACATTGAGGCGCTCGAAAAGCAAGGCAAGAAGCAAGAGTCCATCATCTACACCAGCGACCTTTTGAAGGAAAGTTTTAATAAAACCAAAACCGAGCTTGGATACATTGACACTGCGCTGAATTACACAACTAAAAAATGGGGTGAATTTTGGGACGCGGCAATGAATTTGGGTAAACCTGATTCTTTGGCAATCAAACTTAAAGACATTGAATCAAAAATTAAAAGTGTTTCTGAAAGCAAACCTACCGCCAAATTGTTTGGTAACTTATTCACAGATGATACAGAATTTGATTATTGGAAGAAAAAACAACTTGAAGCGTTAAATATCGAAAAAGATGCTTTGCAAGAGATAATTCGTCTTGCCGCAAAGAAAAATGATTTAACGGGAGAAAAAGAAAAAATTGCTGAATTTGACAAATCAGGCGGCACTGATGCTGCCCTGACTCGTCAAAAGAAAGTTGATGATGCTCTTAGTGCATTGAAGTACGCAAGATTGCTTGCTAATGCTGATGAAGAAAACAAAATCTTAATTGAGTCTGATCAGCGTAAAGCAAAACTTTACGACGATTATCTTTACGATATTGCAACAAAAGACTTTAAGTTTCAAAGTCAGCGCGAACAGGTATACAAGGCAGAGCTTGACAAAGAAAATGTTGATCGTTTGGTAAAGATTGACGAATTCAATCAGAAGCGCATCAACAAGGCTGTGGACGCTGCCCAGGCAGAACGCTTTGCTCGCCAAAAGATTGAAGACGAGGAAAACAATAAGAAGCTGGAAAGGCTTGGTGTGTACACCAACATCCTTGACGCATCAATTGAAACCGTGAAAGCTGAAAAAGAAAAGTTGGAAGCTCAAATCAAAACTGTTGGCATGAGCGAAAAGCAAGTCAAGCTGGCTGAGATTGAAGCCAAGTACCAAGAAGATATTGCTCGGAATATTCTTGAGGCAAAAGGCGACCCAATGGCTTTGGCAGCATGGAATGCAAAGACTGAAGCGTTGAAAAAAGTCAGGATTGCAGTCATTGAGGATGCTGACAGCTTGAGTTATTTGAAAGAGGTCAACGACACGGTGTGGAAGGATATGACCTCCGCACTGGATGAGTTCGTCAACACCGGGTCGATCAACTTCAGCAAGCTGACTCAGAGCATCATTCAGGACTTGTTGAAGATTCAACTGAAGAAGCAAGCCTTGGCGCTGTGGGAGTCTGCGAGCGGCGGTGGTGGTGTCATGGGCTTGGTATCGGCTGGCATCAAGATGCTTGGCTTTGCCGATGGCGGTGAGCCACCTGTTGGCGTGCCATCAATGGTCGGTGAGCGCGGGCCAGAGTTGTTCGTGCCAAAGACGGCTGGAACAATCATTCCGAACAACATGCTCAAAGGCAATGACAGCGGCCAGACGATTAACTACAATGGCCCGTACATCGCCAACATGAGCGCCATCGACACCCAGAGCGGTGTTGCATTCCTGGCTAAAAACAAGCAGGCAGTTTGGGCAACTTACCAATCAGCCAATCGTAGTGTTCCAATGTCGAGGTAACAAAATATGTCAGTCCCAAATACATTTGCCAGCGCCACAAGCGCGATCCCGCTTTCCAGTCTGGACGCTGACTTTGCGTACTACGATGCAGCGTTTCAGATCGTCGGAACGGCGATGGAGGTCAATTACACCTTTCGCCTAGAAGACCCAACGGACAACACCAAAAAAGCGGAATTTGTGATGAGCGGCATCACCACGGGAACGACCCGGCAATACACGATGCCCAACGTGACTGGTACGTTGGCCACCGTAGCAAACTTGGCGCAGACGTTTACTGGAACCGTGGCATTCAGCTCCACGCTGTCAGCAACCTCAACGATCACGCTTGGCGGCGCAATTGCCAGCGTTACAACGCTCGGAACCACAGCAACCACCGGAACAACGACTATTGGCGGCACAGCGCAAACAGGGACGATTACGCTTGGTCAATCAACTGCTGCACACACATTCAATATTGATTCCGGCGCAACCCTCGCAGCAGCCACCAAGACGATCAACATTGGCACGGCGGGCGTCTCCACTTCCATCACCAACGTCAACATCGGCTCTGCGGTCGTTGGCTCGCTTGGCACCATCAGCCTAAATTCCAACACAACGCTGGCCGCTGGAAAAACATTAACGCTTGGCGCTGGCTCCACATCTTTGCCGCCGCTAAAATTTACGGCAGGCTCTTTGGATACAACTCCAGAAGCTGGCGCTTGGAATTACGATGGGAATGTTTTTTACGCCAACAACGACCTAACCAATGGTCGCGGTTTGGTCGCGGTGTCACAGATTTTTAGATTGACTGCGGATGGCGCGGCTATTGGCCCGACAATCGCAAATTTTTACGGCGCGACCTCGGGCATGGGGCTGGATACATCCACATTTTATGAAGTTGAATTTTGCCTTCAATTCACAAAGACAACAGCAGGCACTGTTACATTCACAACAACTTTTTCAAATGCACCAATCAATAACTCTGCAAGTTACATTGGAAGCCCTGTTGGTGGCGTTGGAGCGGTCGGCGCTCCGCAAACAGCGGCTATCGTCAAGTCGGCTGTTGCCGCTGGAGCTTTGCCGGTGACGGGAACATTGACGACTGGCGTTAATCACTACTACACAATCAAAGCGGTTTTTCAAGCTAACGCAACGACCGGAGGCACAATCAATTTGCAAGCGACATCCAGCGCAGGCACCATTACTCCGTTGGCCGGAAGCTACTACAAAATCACTCGATTGCCCGCCGCAAATGCTGGCACATTCGTATAAAGGCATTTCATGAGCCTCCAAACCATCTTGTCGGTCGCCGAAACGGTCGGCATCAACGATCATAAATTTGCAGGCCAAATGATGTCCCGCAATATGCGGATCAGCACATCTGAAATTCTGACGAGCCAACCCTTCATGTTCACCATGAAGCCCAACAACTACTTGTTGTACTCGCAGAACAAAGCTGTGCTGTCCGCATTGCGCGTGGCTGACCGAATCACTGAGCAATACCTAAATTTCGGCTTGACCGGCTGGCTGAACTACATTGCCTATGGCGGCAATATGTCGGGCGTCCAAGCTGCCGCCTGCCAGGTTCAAACAACCACAAACGGAAAGACCATCGTTCTTGGGAATCTCCCGGCAATCCTGTCCACGCAATACGTTGTGCGGGCTGGCGATTTCATCCAGATCGACCGCTACGCATACATCGCCACGGCAGACGTTTTGCGCGGCGTTGCTGGCACCGTAGACATCCCGGTGCACCGTTCTGTACTCACGACCGTTTCGTCGCCTATAGGGGCTGTAATCGGCCAGTACGGCACAACCACGGCGCTTGGCGGGTCAACCTACACCGGAGTCACTTTCTGCGTGGTGGCGAAGGACTACCCGACCTACAACCTGGTGCCTATCACCAACGACAGCTTTATTTCGTGGGACGGCGCATTCTCCGCGATGGAGGTGATCCTGTGAATGTAATTGGCCCGGTTCAGAACACGAACGTCATTCGCTACGCCGACTTCTTTCGTCTTGGCATGCAGGACGGCACCTACTACTTTGCCACGACCCCGGCGCCAATTACCGTTCCATCAATCTCGGACACGCCATTTACAGCCTTGGGCCAGCTCGTAAGCGTTGGAAATGTTCAGCGCGACATCAAAAGCACGGCAAATGAAACCACAATTACTTTGGTGGGTGTTGATCTTGGAATGCTTGGCTTGGTGCTTAACTCCAAGATCAAAGGCTCGTCCATTGACCTTTGGCACGGCTTCTTTGACAGCAACAATGAGCTAATCACATCGGTTGCAGTTCCTTGGGTGAATGACGTCGGAAATCAAATCCCTTGGACGAACTCCGCTTTTGCACAAGTTGGCTGGACATCTGCTGCCGCCGGAACTGGCGTCTACAAATACTTCAGCGGCTATGTCAACTCGTTCTCGATTTCAGAGCAATGG